ATGCAAAAGAATACCACAAAGATAATAAAGAAAAAGAAAGAAGCTATAGATTAAAACACACGTCTAATCCAGAAATCAAAGAACGAATTAAAACAACATCAAGAGCTTGGGCAAGAAGAAGTCCAGAAAGAAATCGGTTAAAGAAAAAACCCCAGAAGAGGAATTGCGAGCCAATGTTTGGCAGGCCTACGTCAAGGCCTATACGCTTCGCTGGGGGCATGAGCCTGCACGCAATGCTAAAAACTATACCCACGTAAGATCTCTCGTTGAGAGGGTTGGCAAAGAGGCTCTAGAGCTCGTCGGATTTTACCTTCAACACAACGACTCATTTTTTGTGAAAGAGTGCCACCCGATAGGTATTCTTGTGTCGAAATGTGAAGGATTGCTGACTCAAATGCGAAGAGAACAGCCAATCACCTCGGCAGATGTGCGGCGACTTGAAATTATGCAGCGACAACAGGGTATGTTGGACGAAGCGGCCAAGGGCGGGTTTTGATGGATCAATCTCAGCGCGACCTCCTGGGCCAGATGATCACCGCAACGGCGTTGTACTATCGTCAAGATATTCCTAAATCCGTTATTTCGATGTACATCGATGACTTGATTGATGCAGGAATTTCTTTTGAAGACGCGTCATCAGCATATAAAACTTACCGAAGAAATCCAAAAAACTCTCGATTCCCAATACCTGCGAACATCATCGAAATCATTAGGCCGCAAATTTCACCTGATGCCGAGGCAACGGCTGCTTCGGCAAGAATTTATCAAGCAATATCAAAGTTTGGATATTGCAATCCTATGGAAGCGAAAGTTTTCATTGGATCTCTTGGCTGGTCAGTTGTGCAAAGAATGGGTGGATGGGTGCGCATATGTGAATCTGTTGGGGTTGATTACGACAAATCAGCATTTCTTGCTCACGCAAAGGCCATTGCAAAGGCTGAGTCGGAGTATTCTTTGGCCGGATTGTTTAATACAGCCCCAGCATTGCCACATGAAAAGCGAAGTGAAGGGTTAATCAGCGCTGGGGAGATACTGCACCTTAGCGGCCCAGTTCTAAAAGATCTCAAAGAGGTAAGTGGAAATGATTAAAACAACAAATCGTCTCACACATAAGTCACTCGCATTGATGGAAAGTGAAATTCCAAAGTTCAAAGAGCTAATGAACGAGGGATGGTCAGTGCATATTGCTCAGAAGAAATTAGGATGGACGACTCATAAGAGAAATATTCTTGAAAAAGAACGTCCGGACCTCTTTGAGTTCATACAGGAAAAGTTTTTTGAAAAAAGAAAACGTGGTTGGTCTTAACTTTTATCGCACCTTGTTTAAGAAAAAAGAGATTTACACCAACAGAAAAATCATGAATCTGGTCAATGGTACCTAAACAAAAACAAAGGAGAGTTTATGAAAAAGACAGCAAAGAAAGTTACTAAAAAGGCAGTAACTAAAAAAGTAACAAAAAAAGTTTCTAAAAAGGCAGTAACTAAAAAAGTAACAAAAAAAGTTTCTAAAAAGAAATAAGGTCAGTCATGTCAAAGCAAAATATTCTAATCTGGGTTTTGATTGGAATGATTCTGTATTCGCCTGCTTGCACGCAGGCGCCTACGGTTCCATCAGAGCCTCCTGTTGTTGTACCTGTTCCAAATGCACCTCCGGTCCCAGTGCAAGACGTGCCGACAATTCCGTCTGTCGATCCAACTGTTGGCTCTTTCGAGGTATATCCTGGATGCACTCCGACGCCATCGTCATATGCAAAAACGATCTATGTCGATGCAGTACATGGAGATGATCTGAAGGGTGACGGAGGCCCATTGAGCCCATTTAAGACACTGAACAAGATTAAGGGCGGCGAACATGTTGTGATTATGCCTGGAGACTACGGCATTCTTACGACAAATACCGTCAAAGGTCTTACGTCTGGTCAATGGACACATTTGGATTTCCAAAAAGGTGCCACAAGTTCATTTGTTGATCTTAAAGGAATTTCAAAAGTCATTTTTAGCGGTCTTGAGGCTTCTGGAATGACTCTGAATAAGTACGTCATGTCGTTTACCGGAAGCGATATTGTTGTTGCCGGAAATACCGTCATGTCGGCAAAGAAAATGCCAACGACTGTTGCGGAATGGCTCGGCCTATCAAACGGAATTAGCATTGATGGAGTCAGATGCGGATCTGTGCTCAGCAATAACCTCATGTTTGTCCGACATGGTTTTGCTCCTGGAATGAAGGGCACCACTCCACCGGCAAATAGCGCAAAGCAACTCATCAAAGGAAATGAACTCTATGCATTTTCTGGAGATGGATCCCGTATGAATGCGTCCGATCTTATGATTATTGGGAACACATTCAAAGATGGATATGTTGGCACATCCAATGGTGACTCGAACCATGACGACATGGTTCAGGGGTTTAAGCTTGATGGAGGTTGGTACGAGAATATCCTGATTGAAGGTAATACGTTTATCGACAATGCCTCATCCGGAAAGAAGTTTCCAACTGAATATCAAGGAATTGGAATCTTTGATGGTGTTTTTAAAAAAGTAACAGTTAGAAAAAATGTCATTCTAACTGGTGCTTACCATGGAATTTCTCTAAACGGAGTTACCGATGGACTTGTTGAAAACAACACCTTGATTTCAACATCTTCAAAAAGTCTTTGGATTGCTTCATCGTTTGGGAAAAAGGGTGAGCCAGTCGTGAATATGGTTGTCAAAAACAATCTTGCAACGAAGCTAACAACAAAAAACTGGACTGTGAATGCCAATAATTTTGTTGTCACGAATCCTTCAAATGAATTTGTTAAGTTCGACAAAGTAAATGGTCTATTTGATATGCATTTGAAAACAACATCGCAATTCTCTGGAAAAGGTGCTGGGGCATTGTGATGTATTCCCCGCCAGTTGGGATTGTAAGCGGGACTTTTCGGAGGTGAGATGAAAGACTTTTTCAAGCCAGAGTTGCGACGGAAGGGATTGAGGAGATGAAGCTTGGCGTTGCTGTTGATTCTGCATACATCAGAGCCGCACGCGACCAACACTCCCGCGACCGTATCATCATGGAAAAACTCCTCGAGGCGAATCGGGTGATGAGGGAAGCTCTTGATTTTGATTATCCGTATTTTGCGGCCAAACAACACAAGCTGATTGATCTGGCTAAGGAACAGAAAGAAGCCCTCATCAAAGCAGACAAGATCATGAGGGGGATTGAGTGGTGAAACTAGATGAATACGGACTTCCTCGTGAAAACGGAGCAACTGACTGGCAGGACTCAGCAAGGCTTGCCGGAATCTTGAATGTCTTTTCAATCAGGTACTTTAATATGCTTCAATATGTCACACATGACTTTAAGTTTAAACACCACAAGCGCTACGTGCGGCATCCTTATGAAAGAAAGTACGACTTTTCTCGAGATCAAGCCGTATGCCTTATGGCAGGACTGTACTTTACGAATAACTGTAATCTGGTAAATAAGAATTTCATCGATGGCAAGGACTGGTTTTCTCCATCCCACAATGGTCATGTAAGAATCTGTCAGGGTCTCAAGCCTAGATGGCACCAAAAGCTTTGGCTTTGGCTCGATGTCTTTTGGGCATGTTATGTAAAGCCAATGGCAGAGCCAAATCAACTGCTCTGTATGCTCATGGTGGCTGATATTAAATATTTAACCTTCTATGTCAGACGAAATAAAAAGTGGAAAGAAGCAATTCAAAACTACTGGTGTGGTTGGCGAAATGAACCTGAAATTGCGGAGCAAATGATATCAAAGATTAGAAATCGAGTTTTTTATGGCAATCTCAAATAAAAATGGAGGGAATATGAAAAAAAAGCTTAACATACGTCCGCTTTACGATCGAATTTTAGTCAGAAGAATGAATGAGGATGAAAAGACACCTGGAGGGCTGATTATTCCGGATACCGCAAAAGAAAAACCTCTAAGAGGAGAAGTTATCGCGATAGGAAAAGGAAAGGTCAACGATGATGGAACGATAATTCCAATTAGTGTCAATGTTGGAGATAAAATTCTATTCAGCAAATATGCTGGGATGGAGTTTGATTTAAACGGCGAAGAACTCATGATGATGACAGAGGCAGATGTATTTGGTGTAATCAGCTAGGTTTTCATCCTAGCTTTTTATCCAAAACCGATTCAGTCTCATCAATTAGTCTCATCACAACGGCTCTAGCGATTCTGCAAAATCTCTTTTTTGACATATCCTGGAGCCTTCCATATTTTTCCTTGTACGTTTCTGGAACCCAAAGAGAAATACCTCTTCGCTCATCCATTGTTTCATCAAGGAACGCGCCCTCAATATCCAAACCAGAGATCAATTCTTTAAAATTTATTTTGTTTTCCTCAACACTCATAAATTAACAGTTTCATAAAAATGTAACGGAATAAATGTAATAAAATTTATTACGTCTTGCGCCTTTTACACTATCTTTATGTCAAAACGTGAACCACGCGAAGGTGAGGGCCGGCCTACAAAATACAAAACTGAGTATTGCCATTTGCTAATTGAGCATATGGCGAATGGTTTGTCTTATGAAGCTTTCGCCGGACTAATTGGAGTTTCGAAGCATTCACTCTATGAATGGGAAAAAGTTCATGAGGAGTTTTCAGACGCCAAACGCATCGCGGTGGAAAAAAGCCGTCTTTTCTGGGAGAAGTTGGGCGTCGATCATATTCTTAACGTATCTGAGTCATTCGGAGAAGGGCAATCAAAGTCAAAGTCTCTGAATGCTTCTGTGTGGATCTTCAATATGAAGAACAGATTCAAATGGCGCGATAAGCAGCCAGATGAGACCGATGTCGTGGTTAATAATTTCGCCAACTTAACAGATGCAGATATCGACAAAAAACTTAGCGAACTAAAAGCTCTAGATGGTGACAGATGATTACAGAGCGCGACCTTCGTTGGGATGGGAAAATCATCATTGTTCGGGAAGGTAGCGTTGATTCCGTTTGGGACGGAAAGATCAAAAATCTCGTTTACAACTCAACAACAATGGAATGGGAAGCCCAGACATCATCCGGCTCAGGTGGAGGTGGCGGTGGGCCCATAGATGCCGATACTTCAAGCGTTGAGACGAGATCAAAAGGATTGGCCACTCAAATAGATCAGGCTACGGCCAATCTAATGTATGTCGGTGAGGCAGCGCCTGGATCAGCCGCATCATCTGCGGTTTGGCGAATCAAGAGAATGAGTCAGTCAGGTGATCAAACGACCATCGAATGGGCTGATGGAGACAGTGGATTTAACAACATTTGGAACAATAGAGCTTCGCTTAGTTATTCATAAGGGGGATACATGAGCTTTTCTAACACAGCAGAAACGGCAATTTTAGATTACGTGTTCAAAGGCACAGCGGTGTCATGGGCCGGAAATACGAATTTATGGATTGCACTTCACACAGCTGATCCAGGTGAAGCAGGTACTGCGGTCACAAGCGAAGCAGCTTATGGTAGTTACGCTAGGGCTCAGCTCACTCGGGCAAGCGATATAACCGTATCAGGAAATCAAATATCAAACACAAATCTTGAGCAATTCCCTCAGTGTACATCTGGCACAGAGACTATCACTTGGGCCTCGATCGTGACCACTGCTTCTGGTGCAGGGACGATCATTGCTAGAGCTCAGCTAAATACTTCGATTCCTGTTTCTACTGGTATTCAACCTCAGTTTGCAGCGTCTGCGCTGACATTTACGTTGGATTAATTGATGGCTGTTAATAGTTTTGCATCTATTGGAAATGCTTTTGATAATGGGAAAGTCCATTATCAATACGTTTACAAAGGTGCAATTCCATCTCCAGGAACGGCTGGATATTTTGTAGATACAAGTCTGTCTTCTGGAACTCCAAAATATAATGGATATATTGGCAATGCCCTTGAAGCCACTCCGTTTTCAGGATCTGGTAACAATGGAATTTACGTAGGAAATTATCTAGCAGGTTCAACGAAGCATCTCGTCAGATGGCAAGCAGTTTATGCAGGAGCATCTACCCCGATTCCATCCTATTTGATGCTGATGGACTACTTACTTTTCTATCCATTGATTGATTTGGATTCAGTTGATCAGCAAGACTTCGACAATACGCTATCTCTCACGAGATACACAAGTGGTGAAGGAGTTAGGGCATTCATTGTTTTGACTGCACCTATGTCAATTTCAGCTAACTGCACGGTTGTTTATACAAACTCAGATGGCGTTACGGATCGAACAGTCTCATTCTCGTTAATTCCTGGATCAGGAAACGGAATTGTAGTTTCAGGTTCCGATCTCTCTGGTGGGGTGGCTGGTTCTACAACTCCATTTATTCCTCTTTCCAGTGGAGACAAAGGAATCAGAAGTGTTCAGTCATTCACGATGTCTGGGTCGGCGGGCGGTTTTGCAACTCTAGTTTTGGCAAAACCATTAGCAGAATTAGTTTTATATGAAAGTGGAGTTCCAACGGAAAAAAACTTTGGCTTTGAAACTAGACAGATGCCTGAAGTTAAGCAGGGCGCTTATTTAAACATTATCGCAAATCAAGGAGCAGTTCAGCCAGGGAATTTGAGATGCGAGTTAATTTTTGCTAATTCATAGGAGTTAAAATGGGGTTTTCATCAACAGACGATTTAGTTTCAGAGATTACGTCAGGAAAATATTGGAGAGCAGATTGGAATAAAATTACTGGAGCTGCTGCGTATGCAGCCGGTCGTTGGTATGATTTTAGCGCTCTTGGCGGTGCTCCAGTGGCCAACGCTTTTTCTGGAACTGCGCTAGCTTGGCAATCGGCAAGTGATTCGTCTGGATTTAGCTTATATCACGGAGGAAACGTATCCACTGATACAAAGCATGCTCTAAATGGCTCGGCCATTACTCAAGTCGGTACAGGTATTCCGTCTCAATTGATGCTCGTCGATATGCAGGGATATTATCCTGGAATCAGCTTAAATTCAGCTACGGCCCAGACTCTAACTGGCACTCCTACTTTGCGATATGCAAATGGTGTTGGTGTGAGAGCATATATGGTCATCACGACTACTTCTGGTGCTACAGCTCATAACATTGCTATGTCATATACAAATCAAAGTGCCACGGCGGGGCGAACTTTGCCGGTGACAGTTTCTTGCACAGCCTCAGCAATCACTCCACACATCAATCATTCTGGAACTGCTGCAAATAACTATGGGCCATTCCTGCCGCTCGCATCTGGAGATACCGGCATTCAATCGGTTCAGACAGTGACTATTTCTGCTGCGTCTGGAGCTGGAGTCGGTGCTCTTGTCCTAGCAAGACCTTTGCTTTCTATTCCACTCACAACGGCTGGTGTTGCAAGTGAGCGTGATTTCCTAAACCAACTTCCAGCACTTCCGCGCGTAATTGATGGTGCATGCTTAACCTGGCTTTATTTTTCTGGAGCAGCAGTAGCTGCCTCAACGAACTTTTATGGTGCTATTGATTTTGGATGGGGATGATAATTGGCATTAATTAGAAACGGACGAACATTATTTCAATCTCCTGGATTCCAGACTGGAAATAGAAGTTTTCAGTCTGGGAACTTCATTAAAGGTGGAATGAGAAATAGGTTCATTGGTGGATTTTCTTTAATTTTTGGAGCATACCCTTCTGGATATTTGGACCCTAGTGCTTTTGTTTTACCTCAAAAGCCTGGCGCAATGAGTTCGTTCACTCAGTCTCGTCCGGCGTTGGCGGCAAATTCTGATTTGATTCCAGCAAGGAATTTAGACGCATCTGGAACAATCTCTCTAACGGTTACTCAAGCTCAACTAGACCAGATTGTCTCTTTGATTGCATCGGCATCGTCATCACTATCTGTGTCGAATGCTCAGCTTGTTGCTGCTGCGCAAGCAGTTGCATCGGCATCATCTTCACTGAGTGTTACGACAGCACAGTTGGGTGCGATTTTCTCAGTTTTGGCGAATTCAGCGTTAAATTTGAGTGGATCTGGAGCCATTACCGCAATTGGCCATATGGATGCAGATGCAGGTGGACCAACGCCTCTTTCTCCCGAAGGACTGGCAGAAGCTTTACTAAATTCAATATTGGCAGACTTCAATGATCCAGGGACTGTTGGCGAAGCATTGAATAGCATAGGTGCATCAGGAAATCCATGGAGCTCAGACCTTGCTTCAAATAACACACCTGGAACCTTTGGTGAAAAAATTCAGCGTCTTTTAACTCTAGCACAATTTTTGGGGCTCAAATGATTGATAATGAAAACTCAGTTTTTCGTGTTGTTAAGGTAAGACCAGGCGTCGAGGTCCGAGCATACAAAAAGTTCGGTGGGGAGCTTGGGGCAGAAATGGCAAAAGAAGACTTTATCAAAGGTCTTTCTGAGTTAGTTGGAAATCCAACAATGATCTTCACCAAGAAGCAGCTTTTTGAAAAGCTTATGGCTGCTTGCGAGCATCTTCAGGCAAATATGCAGGAGTCAACAATAATGGTAGCCGGAATTAAGGTGCCGCGTGAGTAACGTGATAAATGCATTTTTCGAGGCTGGATTCATTGAGTTGATTTCAGATTCTGTCGCGGCAAGTGGTGTTGAAAAAACCAAAGAAGAAATGATCAGAAACGGATTCAATGAATCATTTGTTAAAGTAATACTTAAGAAAGTTGTCAGAAAAAAATTCAAGTCGTGACTCGAGCTCAAAAGATTGAACTCATTCAATTGCTTCAAGAAAAACAGAGAAGAAAGCTCACTCAAAAACTATTCTCATATTATCCAGATGAAGGTCCCTTAAGAAGAGATCTATACAAAAAACATATGTCGTTTTTTGAGGCCGGCGAGTCATATCGCGAGCGTCTTTTCATGGCAGCCAATCGAGTTGGAAAAACTGAAGGAGCTGGAGGTCTAGAGCTCACATATCATCTAACAGGTCTTTATCCAAAATGGTGGAGAGGTAAGCGATTTAATAGACCGATCACTGCGTGGGCGGCAGGAGATAGTGGAAAGACAGTTCGGGAAATTATTCAAGCAAAACTTCTGGGTCCAATTCATGACAAGGGATCAGGACTGATTCCTAAAGACTTCATTATTAGAACTACTTCGAAAGCGGGTGTTTCCGATGCCATTGATACCGTACAGGTAAAACATGTATCTGGTGGGATTAGCACACTTGTGTTTAAAAGTTATGACCAAAGAAGGATTTCTTTCCAAGGGTCAGAGCAAGATGTGATTTGGCTCGATGAAGAACCGCCAATTGAAGTGTATGAAGAATGCGTGATGAGGACAATGACCAATGATGGCATCATAATGCTTACGTTTACTCCTCTTATGGGAATGAGTGAGACCGTTCTGTCGTTTCTACCTGGTGGAAATATTGAGGAAAGATCCACAGGCCCTAAACATGTAGTCATTGCATCTTGGGATGATGTGCCTCACTTAAGCGAAAAGGCAAAGG